TTTAGACAGGGAAAACGCAAAGAAAGGTATAGCTCTTGTTTTTGCAGTCAAAGATCATCCAATAAAGGATTATCCGGCATATTTTGAGGGTAAGGCGATAGAGTTTGTTGGAGAAGACCTTCCGCATTATATCACCTACGTACAAGACGGAGATAAGGAGTATGTACGTGAAGCCACACGAATAGAACTGTATGAAAGGGGAATAATATCCCTTCCCGCAAATGAAACTATTTCGGATGGTGCTATCGTAAAGAAAACACGTGAGCAGCTTGTAGCCGATGGTGTAATAACTTTGGAATCGGAGCTGTCTAAAGCCCGGTTTGATCGGAAACGTCAATTAGAGGCGGTAGATTTGTACGACAAAGCGGTATTGCGTGGGGATGTTCAAGAAACAGAAATGCAAAAAAGTATCCGGGATACCTATCGAAATAACTGGCTTACTATCACTGACCGATATACGGATATTAGTATTCCCATTGAAAGCATGTATCCACTGATGCCTGATTTCATC